TGATTTTTTTGATAGTGAAAAATATCCGACCATTGATTTTATGTCAAGGTATTTTGATTTTAATTCACCAACAATCAATGGGTATATTTCAATCAAAGGGATTACAAAACCAATTTCTTTGAATGTAGTATATAATGGAGAGAATGTGGATCCTTGGGGAAATAAAAAACACGGATTTGAGATCTCTGGTAAAATAAGCAGAAAAGATTTTGACCTTAATTGGAATTCTCCTCTATCAACTGGTGGATTGCTTTTAGATGATGAGGTTTTGTTGAATCTTGATGTCCAAATGACAGAGGTTGTTGAACAACTTGAAAGCGCTTAATATATGAAAACATTTTTATTTCTATTTTTGCTTATAATAACATCGGTAACAAAGTCTCAAAATGTTATTCAATATTGTAAAGATAAAATGACTGACAAAGAGTATGTCTTTTTTAAGGAGGATCTACTTTGTAGTAAAGATAAAGTTAAAGGTTTTATAATTAGTGTTATGCTAACATACGTAGATGGTAAGGCTAAATATAATGGAATATATGTTCTTTCTGTTGGAGTTGGTTCATCTTGTGTAGAAAACTCAACTTTGGATTTCTTGTTTACCGATGAATCAAGAGTAAGTCTATTATCTTGGAATGATTTTAATTGTGATGGCGAATCCAAATTTGATTTGGATGCTGACAAATTTGATTTATTAAGTAAAAAGAAAATAAAAGCGATTAGATTTACAAACGGAAGAACTTATGACCAATATACCTACAATTTAAAAATGAACGGTGATTATTTTATTTTTCTTAGAGAATTGATATCTAAAAATAAGTTAATCAAAGTTAGTTGCGAGGATTAAATTTATCAATCGGTAATCCCATAACTTTACTTAATCGTTAAAAAAGTCAAGTTATGGGATTATTTTGTTAAAAACAAAAATTTTTGTAATAGTTAAATAAATATTTTCCAAAAAGATCTACCATATAATGGTAAATAATATCTTTTGACTTAGGAGTCAATTCAACATCATCTGGTAAAAATTCAATTGCATTATCCTTTAAAACATCACAATATTCAGAAATAAAGTCACCAACGTTATTAAATTCGCAAGGTTCTGCGTCCTGTAAAAACCAATCAAGCTCTTGTTTTAATACATCGTAATTTAATCTTCTTCTTAGTTTTAATAAATTTTGGTCTGTCATAACTTAAATAAATAGTTGTTTATTGTATATTTATGATAGATATTGATTATGAAAATATTAATAAATGAATCACAAAAAGAAAAACATTATATTCTGAAATATGAAAGTTTTAATAAATGAAAATAAATTCCAAAATTTAGTGGATAAAGTAATATCTGATACTTTATTTGATTTTTTTGGTGAATTAAAATTCTCAATTAATGATGAAGGTTATGGTAGATGGAGATCTGAAAAGTGGGATGATCAAAGAATGTATTATACTAATGACGAACAAGAGTATAAACCTGAATTACCATTTCATAAAAATTTTTATGGAACTCTTTGGGTTGAGGATGAAGAGTTTTTTGAGACAATGATGAAAAAATTGAAGATGTTAGGTTATCAAGGCTCAGATACTATGCAGAGATTTCAAGATTATATGAGTAATAGATATGATATAAAATTAAAAGGTTTAGGTTTAGAATTTTAAAATTATGAAAAAGAAATTCGCAAATAAACTTGAAGAAGTTGTTGTTAAGTTGATTAACTCAAAATTATCTAAATTCAATTTAAGCAATAATTTTAAAGGTGTTGCTTGTGATATATATCCTTCAGAATACGGTCTAGTGTGTCATATTACATTTGTAATGAAAAATCCATTTAGTCGAAAAGAATCCGATTTTTTCAATCAATTTATGACATATGAGGTTAAAAAAAATATTAATAATAGTTTAGGAAATTTGTTTAAAGATATAAGTAGCCAACAATCCACAGATGATGTGTATAATAGTACTAAATGGTGGTACGAAAGTAAAAAAGAAGAGTTTGAATGATACCCTTTTTTAATTTTTTTATTATTTTTTTTTAAAAAAGATTATGACAACAGAACAAAAAGCAGTAAGATATGGTGAATTACTTAACTTACATACAAGAATTCAAAATAAAGTTGCAGAAATTAAAGGACAAGACATTGAACTTAACCAGCAACAACTTTCTGAAATCAGAAAATACGAAAACCAATTAATACAAATCACAAACGAAATTAAATCTATAATGATATGAGTAATTCTGACTATAGAATTATTGTTGATGTCAAAATTGATAACGGAAGATCAAATGTTTCTATCCTTTACCCTAAAGACCAACCTTTATTGTCGGTCAAAGATAGTTCGCATATTTTAGCAAGCGCAATCTCGTTATTGGTAAAATCGTCACAAAAAGGTGAAAAGTTCAAGGATTACGAAATAATTAAAGAAATAATAGACCACCTTAATTATGAGTTTGTTGATGTTGATTCATTTTCCGATTCGTTTGTGAATTCAAAAATAGTTTGATGTAGTATTTATCAACATGTTGTTGAATCAAAATATATTTGAAAATCTATTAAATAAGTTAATAGTTCAGAAACATCCTAAAATTAAAAAGTTGGACTCAGTTGTTGAGTTTAAAACTATAGGTGGTTATTATTATGATGTTCATTTTTCGATATCTAAAGAATTAGATTGTGAAACTCAAATGGAAATTGACACATCTGTAAAAAAACTTTTAAGAGGTCTCAGTATAGATCCTGATAATGTAAAAGGTAGAACTTTTTTTAAGTTAAAAAATGGTAAATATGAATTTACCTGTAAAGGGGGTTATTCGCATTGATATATGAAATGAAAAAAGAGACCGAAGTCCCTTTTTTTTACAACATAGATTCGCTTAATTCCCAAAGCTTAGTATTAATTCTATTTGACGCTTGGATATCTTTAATCGTTCTAAGTTGTGATTTTCGACCTTTGTCTGTAACGTATTCCACACCACCACGAATAAATTTTTCCTGAACTAAGTTAAATGTTTGCCAAAGCGAATCTCCATTATCTTCTTGACGATTCGGTATTAAAAGTTCTTCATAATTTAAAGATACCGGAACTTTACCCGCAAACCATCTAATTTCAGACGCTTTTTTTACGAAATCAATTTTTTCGTCAAAATTGAGTTTTCTACCCATCATTTGACCCACAGAATTTTGCAGTTTAGGTAATCTTTTAGAAAGATCTTCGGTGACTCTTTTTACGTCATCCAAATTAAAACCTGAGTGACGAATTTTGTATTGCTCTGCGGAAGACGTAGGTACTGTTAATCCATTTGAACAAACGAGCCTGAAAAGGCCTGTTTTAATGTCCAAAGTAGATAGTCCATTGTGTGAATTGGTAATAATCGATTCAATTAATGTATCACCAACTTTTGGTAACTGACTGTTTCTAAACCTAATCTCATGTAAAGCGTGTTGCCCTTTACCTCTTTGTGTTGCGCTTGAGACCTCCCACCCTTCTTTTTCAAAATTTTCCAAGATTTCAAACGTAGGAACGAATGAATACCTATTTGATAATTTTGAAGATGGTGATGTTGCAAATACCGCAGGTGCGACCGATTTTATGTCTGTTAGTGTCATCATGATTTTTATTTTTTTTACAAAGATACTATGTTTTTTTTAAACTACAAATTTTTTTTTGTATATTTACATATATGAGTTCTTGGGTAAAAATGCTATTTCGGTTTTACGATATTAGAGAAGTCGTAAAAGTAAAACCTGGATTACATAAAAAAATAGTCGAGGTAAAAATTTTATTTCACCCAAAAAAAATTTTTAATATTACACCAGAAGTTACTGAGTCAAAAGCGGTGTTCCATGTTTGGAATAATGGTAAAATAGATTTTTACGATATGATTTATATACGAAAAGACACAATGCCAATCCTCAAAGGAATTGGAAACACCTATGAATTAGATGAATGGCTAGAAATTAAATCATATCAACTTATGTATGAAAAGATAAATCAAACTAATGATTAAAAATTTATGATATCAGAAAGAATGACACAATTTTTGTATAGGTATTTAGATACCATCTTTAATGAAGATTTGTTTGATAAAGATGAATTCTCAAATGAACCTTCATTATTTTTGATATATGGCGACGCATATACTTTTGAAATAAGTAAAATTTTAACCAGAATTAATGTGACTGCGGATTTATTTCATAAAATGCATGGATTATTCGGAGTAAGTTACGGTGATTTAAGTGATTTAATACGAGATTATCTTTCTGATAAGTTAGATTATGATTTTTCAAATTATCCTACAGTCCCTTCATTATGAAAACAAACCTGACTGAAAAATTGAAAAATACCATGTTAAGGTATTTTGATCAGAAATTCAAAAACTTGAAATTGAAAAAGAATAAATCCGTGGATTATTATTGGGTTACGGATGAAAATGAAAATTTCTTTTTTGAATATCATCCTGATGGCGGCATAGGTCTTGATCAAGATATGTATTGGAAAATATGCGAAATATTCAATTTACATCATCATGATGTTGATCGGGTTTTAACTATTTGGTTCAAAAAAAATTATCCACTGTTTGACAACACAACATTTTACGACGTAGAATGAGTAAATTAATTATTTCCGAAAACAAAATAGAAAAAATTTTCATAGATTATATCGTTAAAGCCATGAAAATAAATAAGGTTCCTGTTTGTAAGGACAACCTATATATCTTTAGTGGTATTAATAATAAACCGATTTGTATTATAGGTACTAAATCTGAAACCCTTGTAGAATGTAGATTAGAATATCGATTTTATGTAAAATGGTATGAAATTTTGAATTTGGAACCATTACAATACCATAATCTATTAAAATCAGCCTTTTCTGAAATTACAGGATATAAAATCTCTGACATTATACCATATTTAACCTACAATTAGGTTAGCAATTCATAAAAATTTCTGAATTTTTTAATTCTATCCGCAAGTCCATTTGTTCCCCCATTTACTCTTCTTGTCACTTCTGTTATCGTTGTTTCATCAGCTCCTCTATCACAAATGGACCATAAGTTATTACTATTAAAGAAAAAAGCCGCGGACGATAATGGATATTTTGTTGCCACCAAATCTGGATTAGACAACAAATCAACGCCTAAGAAGTCACCCAATCTTTTGTAGTTCTCTTTTCCTGTAGTTTGTAAAAATCCTCTTCCTCTGAATTTCCAACCATCTCTTGTTGACTCATCACCATTTCCCATTCTACCTCCATAAACTCTTGATGCTATTTTTTCTGGTTGTCTTGCATATGTTTCGGCTAAGTTACCAGGAAAATACTTACCGAATGTTTTCCTTAATCCTTCAGGTGAGTAATTTAAATTTTCGTTTGTTAATCTAAAATTACCACTTTCGTGAGCACATTGGGCTAAAAAATGCGCCAATCTTAAATTTGTTGTGATATTAAATTTAGATGCAGTCTCTGCAATTTCTAATAACACTGTTGTTGGTATTATCCCACTTAGTTTTTGATAATTTAAAGAATTGCTTGGTTGAATTAAAACATCTTCTTTTAATAAAATACCTAATTTTGATAAAGTTGTAGATCCGGCAATCCCATCTGCGGTCAAACCATTTTTTGTTTGCCATTCCTTTAAGGTCTTTTCGGTTTTTGGACCAAAATCACCATCAGCCGTTATACCTAATTTTGTTTGTAATAACTTAACGTCATCACCTTTCATTCCTAATTTCAACATAACTTAATTTTAGAGATAAATATTAAACAAATAAATATTTTTTGATATTTATGTTAAAATAAAAGAGATTATAACCTAACATGAAATGATTGAATCAATTTTACTTGTTGATGATGAAACTCTTTTTCATTTGGTTTTTGAAGATGCGTGCTCTTTGCTTGATATTAGTTTATCTATGAGAACGATAGATAGTTCTGATGAAGCTGCCAATATGTTTAAAGAGTGGTATGAAAAAGGCGGTAAAGACAAACCTGAATGTGTCTTTGTTGATTTAAATATGATTGGTTCCACATTTGACGGAATTGAATTGGTCAGAAAAATAAACTTTGAATATGGTAATAACGTTGTTATCGGAATAATTTCTTCATCAAATGAGTCTGAGGAGCAAGCGAAAGCTTTGCAAGCGGGTGCTCAATTTTGGATAATTAAATCTGATGATATAGAACCAAGACTAGAAGAATTTAAAAAAGATTACGAGGGTTATAAAAAAAGAACCGCCCCATTTAAGATTTACAAATGATTAACTTTAACAAACAAGTAAGGCAACAACTAATAAATCTCTGTGAGACAAAAAACATATGTCTTGAGGGAAATATTATTAGAGTTATTGATTATTCTGGTGACACACAATTTGAGGAGTATATTAAAACTTGTTTAGAAAAGGATAAAGAACATAGAAGAAAAAGATTAGATATTACAAAACAGATCCAATTTAAAAACGAGGAGTTAGTATCTTTAAATTTAGAAAATCAAAGAATTTTGGACGAACTTAAATTAAGTTTATCATCTGTTGAGGACACAAAATTACAACTTGAGCATCAAAACAGAGAATTAATTTTATGGAGAGATGAAAATGAAAAAATAAGTTTGGAATTACAGCAGGAAATGTTAAAATCTGAACAGGCTAGAATTGAAGCTGAAAATGCAAAAAAAATAGTTGAAAGTGATTTAGATGTTCTTCAAAAAAAGACACAAACTAGATTGATTGAAAGAATAGTTAAGGTTTCTTTAGGTGTTATTATAACAGTTGGATTGGTGACCACAATAATGTATGGTATCGCTTTATATAATAATAAAGACACTCAAATAATCGGTTCTACTTGGTCTAATATGTTTGGTATATTACTTACAAATGCTTTTAGTATTATAGGAACAATAATGGGTGTTAAATACGCTTCAAAGGAAACCGACTAATTTTTAATGAAATCGCTCAATCTATCTGACAAAACCTCATTAAACAATCTTTCATCTACATCTGGAATGAACCTATCATCAAAATTCCATTTTGGTTTATCAAAACCATAATCTGAAATTATCTCTGAAAATATACATTCTGAACTTTTTTCACCACAATTATCAATAACTTCAAATAACCATTCATCATTTTCTACGTTGTTATCAATAAAGTTTTCTAAATCAACTTTGATTTCAGCACCTTGATCATCTAATTTTATTACATCGCCATACAGTTCTAAAAGTTCTTTCATATGTTCTTGTAAAGCATTGACATAATCATCGCGTTCGCAATCATTCGCAGCTGACATTAAAGCATTCTGAACTTGGTTATCATCATCTAATTCATCTACCATTTCCTCCAATGATATGTCTTCATATTCCGAAGGATTTTCTGCTAAGCTCATAAGATAATCTCTAATCTTTTTTTCATTTTCTTTATCTACATAATATTCCAATGCGGATTTCCAATCTTGATTGTCCCAATTATCCCAAAAATCCCAAGGGTCAGTTAATAACGCCTCAAAAAAATATGTACGTTTTTCTCTTTTATTTCCATTTTCATCCGTCCATCTTCTTGTATGTGTCACAAAATCTCCGTCAACATAGTTGTCTATATATTTGGTTGGAATTTCAAGTATAAATTCACCAAAAGAAGGCATCTCTATAAGACCCATATCTCTAAGTTTTTTTCTTAAAGAGTAACCACTAAAAAGTTCGGGTCTTTGAGTATAAAGTTCCTTTATTGTATCGTCAGGTAAGTCGGTTATTTTGAAATCCAAATTTGAGGCGTATTCTGAACCAAACCCTTGTATTAAATAGTCTTCTTGTTCTCCACCTCCACCCAAAACAAAAAATAAAGGTAAAATGTATTTATGATATTCTTCTTGAGGCTTACTGTTTTTAGGTCCTTTTAATTGATATAATGTTCCATCATTACCTATAGATGCGGTTAAATGACTTTTATTCAATGAAAATTTACCACCAGGTAATTGCCTTTGCTCTCTTAATGAATATAAATTGTTATTTGAACCTGTCCTTCCGCAATGACCCATTCTTTTACATTCTTCATCTGAAGAATTTGTATTTAAGTCAGCCCAATAAAATCCATTACCTTTTTCATCTCTGAAATCTTTTATAATATCATTTTCTTCTTTGTAATTAATATCTCCTTGTCCTAAATTTAATGAATCATGCCATTCTTTTGATTTTTCATATAATTCATAAAAACCTAAATCTTGATATTGATTTAATCTTCCATTAAGACCAACTCTAACCCAATCCATGATAGATTGCAATCTTTCTTTTTCTGTATAACCAGGACCCTTATTTTTATTCATAATGTCAATTATATCCTTATCGTTGTAATTGGTATTAAAATCTCTAAATCTATCTTTTAGATATGACATCATTTTTTTAAACATTATAACCGCTAAACCTCCACATTTTTCATCAAAATAATTGGCGAGTTCTTCTGATAATCCAATTTTATTAACCAATACATCCTTTTTGGATGCTTCAGTAATCAAATTAGAGACCCTCATTATCTTTTGTATTTTGACTATATTTGAATCTAATTTTTTCATAGTAAATTATTTATTTCAGCGACTTTAAATTCAAAGTCCCACTTTGAACCATAATACATATAATTAAGAATAAAAATACTATCTATTTTATTTATAATCTCTCTACGCATATTTTTCAATTCATAATTTTGGAATTTGGAATCCAAATTATTAAGAGTTATGATAATCACCGTTTGGTTTATTGTTCTTTCCTCTTCAGGCAGTTCAGGAGATGATCCCAAATAAACTTCTTTATTTCTAAATTCTACGTTAAATATGTTATCTTTATACGAATAATAAATTATTTTTTCAATTAACGGTTCCAACCTTTTCATTTAATACCTGTATTTTGATTCAATCTGAGTTTTTTTATTTATTTTAGTATGAAGATCCCAATTCTTAATTGATTTTTTATCTTCAATAAGGGCGTACAACTTAGATAATTTTTTTAACATATAATTTGAAACGTTTCTTATTTTTTTCTCCTGATATTCAAAAAATTTTAAAGGGTTATTTTTAAATCTTTGAGTTTCATTTATAAAATCGTTATACAATTTTCGTTTATCACCAGAAAAACCAATAAACATTTCATTAAAATCAGTAGTTAGTAAATTTTTATATTGTTCAATCATCTCATTACTTAAATTAATGTAATATAATTCTAATATTCTATCCACTTTATCAATATCATTTTCAAAATTATCTTGCTCATTGAACATACTTAATATTTCATTAATTCTTGGCATAAGATTTAACATTTCATTTCTTAAATTATTTAATGAAAAATTACTTATCTCTTTATACATTTTATACACTCTGTTTGACAATAAAAAATTAACAAACATATCTTTTCTGACATCTCCTTTTTTCATTATTGAATTAACTTCAGAAGGTCTAACAGCATTTTCGGTTGCTGATGCAAAATAAAGATAATAAATAAATTCATTTAAAGGTGGAATGCCAAAACTTACATTTTGTAACGCAGAGTATTTTGCCCTCCCTTCAGGAGTTTCATAAGGTTTTTTGTAATCTTCAAATGCGTGCATTAATTCATGTGAGAACGAAGATTGAAGTTCTAACTCTTCTATTTGAACAAAATCAAGTAGTTCTGAGAATTTGGTTTGTTTTGATTTAGGTAGTGCAAAACGGACACTTAAATTAATTCCTTTAGTTTTTCTTGATATTAACTTTAAAGATGTGGGATCCATTCTTGCCTGAATACCTAACGCCATATTAATTATGGTAATTTCATCAACATTTTCAGTCTCTATAAATCCCAATTTTAAATCAATAGTATTAAAATTAAAATCAGCAATTTTAAATCTCCCCTGAAGTTCAAATTGGTAATTTTCATTGGGGTCTATAATATTCTGACCTTCTTCTTCTATTTTTTTAGAAAAGAAATTAAATAATCTTTTTGAGACATTTTCAATATTAGAAGGAACTCCTAATACCTCATTTATAAATTTTTTTTGTAATTTCATCATATAATATATGATGATAAATATCAATCATTTGATATTTGTTCGTTTTGTGGTGTATGTAGATTACCTATTTTTTTAAGATTATCAATATCTGTTTGAGTGGCAATTGCAGTTTGTCCATCATCGGACATAACAAGATAGAGATCTTCTCCTAATTTTTCTAAAACTGTAACTTTCATGTTTTATATTTTTAAAAAAACCCCGACCAAAATCGGGGTTTTTGATTTAAGCTACCTCTACTACTTCTAAATCAAAAAATAGTTTTTTACCAGCCAATGGATGATTAGCGTCTAAAACAGCAGTTGTTTCTTTAATTTCTTTAACTAAGACATTAAAAACACCTTGCGGACCGCTAGCTTGCAACATCATACCAACTTGTAAATCCTCGGGTAAAACCGATTTTTCAACTTCTTGATACATATCTTCATTCACTTCACCATAAGCTTCGTTTGGTTGGATCTCAATAGTTTTGGTTTCTCCGACCGCCATATCAATCAGACCCTTCTCAAATCCAGGGATAAGTTGTCCTTGACCCAATGTTACTGTAAGTGGTTGTCTTCCTTCAACCAATGATGAATCAAAAACTGAACCATCTTCAAATTTACCTGTGTAATTAACTTTTACGGTATCTCCGTCTTGAATTTTTTTCATAATTTAATTTTTCAAAAATATATGAATAAAATAAGTTAATATCAACACATATTTATAATATATAAAATCGTATGGAATTAATCATCAAAGAAAATCAATTACAAAGATTAATTGAGCAAGTAAAGACAGATAAAATTGAGTCATTAGCCGACCAAATATATACCGCAACTTCGGGTGTTGGAACTGATGAAGAAAAAGTTTATGATGCAATTAACAAAATTGCTAATAAAAACATGTTTTTATTGTTAAATAAGAAATTAGAAACAAAATATAAGGAAAATTTTTATGATATTGTTAATTCTTTTATGGAATTTACTGAGTCAGAAAAAAATGAGATCGTAAAACTATTAAATCAAAAAAATATTCCTCATACAATTAATCAAGAAGGTGATATTCAATATAGCAAACCAAGTTTGAATTTACAAAATCCAACAAATTTATCACCGTCAGAACAATTAATTAATTTTTTAAAATGTGAAGAAGGTAAAGCCGGATCAAAATGCCAACCTGTTTTACAATCATATAAAGTTCCGGGTGATGTTTGGACAATAGGGTGGGGTCATACGGGTGAATACGCGAAACCCAAAAATAAAATAAACCAATCAACGGCTGAAAAAATATTAAGAAAAGATGCTCAATCGGCATCTGATTGTGTTAAAAGAATATTCTCAGATTGGCAATCTAAGAATATTAATAGACCAATAACCCAAAGTATGTTTGACACTTTAACATCATTAGCATTTAATGCCGGTTGCGGTTCATTAAGAGGTGGTAGTTCTGAAAATGAAGTAATTGATTATGTTAAAAAGGGTGATTTTAAAAGTGCTGCAAATAAAATATTATCATTTAAAAGTGATAAGCCGGGATTTTCTGGTCTAAAAACAAGAAGAGAAAAGGAAAAACAAATGTTCTGTAAAGAAGGGGGTTGTGCTTAATTACAGCCACTCAGGTTTATAACCATCTTTCCATTTCAAAATATCTTTCTTACCTTCTTTATAATAATTTCTATATGACTGCACAACATCATCAACCTTATATTCGTCAGGCATCGCTTTTGCATGAGGAGTTAATCCTAAATCAGGTATGTTAGGTTTATTTGTTAAACACCATTCTAATACTGATTTAGTTTTGTGTATTTTGCCGTATCTTCTCTCGTATTCTTTACACAGTTCAAGTCCTAAATCAGTTAACCAAACATAATTTGAATAAGAAGTACGAGCCCAAATAGAGCAAGGATGGTTTTTATGACTCAATCTATAAGGAGCGTCACCACCGGTTGACCAATGCACACCACATAAAATTTGGCAGGACTCCAAAATCATTTTAACACAATGTTTGTCGCAGTGATCCTTAGCACACTTCTCGATGTCGGTATCTAATACGAAAATATTCATGTTGCAAAGATAATAATATTTTGTTAGGTTACATAAATTACATTAAATTTTGATATTTATTGATATGAAATTCCTATTTTTACTTATATTACTATTTACTTTTTCTAATTCTATTTTAGCACAAAAAGGGCAAACTTTTGACATTGAGATGTTGTCGTCGGGTTCGCAGTCAAATATATGTGATACATTAATAGGTTCTGTAAAATTCATAGAAAATCCAATACCAACATATGATTTTTTGTTACAAAAGGGATATTGTTATTTGTTACCAAAACCTGAAAAAACATTTACATTTTGTTTTGATTTTACGGCACAAAGTAATGGTGTTTATTTAAATTTTGCGTTCACATCTTTGGGTTGCAATAATGTATCTTTCAGTCAATTAACGCTTTGTGATAAAACGGATGATTATACGGTTGGAGATGGTCAATTTTTTGCAAATTTAGTTATAGGGCATCAATATTCTTGGTGTGTTACTGGAAGTGCATCTGGAGGTTTTTTTTGTCAGGGGATATCATCAATATGTCCATATTGGGTTGAGTCAACGCAATTACCTGTTGAATTATCCTCATTTGAAGCAACACCAACATATGGTGGAGTTATAACTAAGTGGGTTACAATGAGTGAGACAAACTCCGATTATTTTATTTTGGAAAAATCAAAAGATTTAGTTACCTTTGCATATCTAACGAAAATCAAAACCTCTGTTTATAGCACAACTAAAAAGGAATATAAATATTTTGACAAATTTCCTTTTGATGGTATTTCATATTATAGATTAACTCAAGTTGATCTTAATGGGTCGTTTAAAATATATGAACCAATATATGTTAATACAATTCAAAAAAAACCTGTTAAAATTTTTGATATTATGGGAAATATTGTTGATGTTAATTATGGTGGTCTTAAAATATTGATTTTTGAAGATGGTTCAGTTTTAAAATATTATTAATGATATTTAGCAATATGAGGTTAATCATTGAAAATTCAGAAAAGGAGGATATTTTATCAAAATACTCTGACAATACGTCAGATAAATTATTGGTATATTTACGACGTAACTTCCCCGTTACATCATATCCAATTGAAAGGTATGACAAAATGTCAGATTCTTATAAGATAGTTAATATTCCTTTTATTATTATAGATGAAAAAAATTTTTTTGTTGAATCAAATAAGAAAAATTTGGTGAATAAAATTTATATTGAAATTGGAGATCTATTTTTGGATGTCTCAGATGAGGTTAAAAGGAGAACAATCAAAAAATATCTTGATATGATCAATTTAACTGATTTTTGAAAATGGTAGATTACAAAAAAATAAACAAATTGTTTGAAATTGTTGATAAAAAGTATTTGTCAAAAATGTTTGATGAACCTATAGAATATGAAGTAGGTGAAATTAATGTTATTCATGACAAACATATTATAGTTGATATTGTAATACCAACATATTATTTTGATAACGAACCGTATGCGTCAAAAATCAATAAGTGGTGGGATAACTTATTGAAAATACAAGAGTTATATCATCATGTATTTGATGAAGGTTCGATTAATTTCCAACCTATAAAAAAATAGTCTAACAATCAGTTAGTTATTAAATACGATTTTTTTTACTCGTTTTATTGAAGTATCTTTGTGGTATGAAACGGGTAAGAAATAAAAAACGTATAGCTTTATTGGCGTATCAGTGGTGTTGTGATACTTTTGGTTCCCCACTTAAATCAGGTGAGTTACCTCAAATTGAGTTGGTATCCAATAGGTATTCAAACGACCTTGGTCTTTATTGGGAAAGGATCATTACCATTAATACCGTATATCACAAAAGTGTATCAGGTATTATCAGAACGGTAATTCACGAATATACCCATTTTCTTCAAATGCCAAAACTTTATGACATGGGGAAGTATCATAAACTTTACAAAAAATACGGTTATGAACAACATCCTATGGAAATTGATGCTGTAAATTCAGAAAAAAAGCATTATCGTAATTGTCTTAGATATTTACAGAGAAGAAAACTTATTTAATTATGGATATTATTACTTATAAAAGCATTTTTAGCCCAAAAGTTGATGTTATCATACTTTTTGAGCAAAACCCTAGATATAAAGATTTTGAACCTTTATTTGAAGAATACGGTTACGGTTTTGTATCACCAAATGATAATTTGGTTATTTTGGATGGTGAGGTTTTTTCTGACCAAGACCAAATAGATGAAGATGTGTTAAGATTTATAGAGGCTCACGAGGTTTCACATATTATTTTAGGACATACCACAGAAAGGGTGCCCGAAGATGAAATGGATGCTGATTTAGGAGCATATATTTTACTTAAAAATTCAAATTTTACAAATTCAATTCAAATTTTATTGGATAATTTTGAAAATAGGCACAATATCAATTTCAAAAAATCTTTGCTGCAAAGGGTGTCAGACAAATTTTTTTGAGGTTCTTGATTATTTTTTTATTTTATAATATATTTATTAATCTCCGACCTCCTTATAGGTTGTCACAATATATACAAAACCCAAGAAATTTATTCTTGGGTTTTTTTTATCAAAAAAATTTTCTTAACTTTGTAATATGAAATCAAATTATAAAAAAGTTCAAATACCTGCGGACATCAAATGGGATAGAAAGATTTATAATCCTTTTACCCTTTTATTAAATTGGATCTACAAATATAGAAACGCATATATCGGGCATTACGTTTATCGAGCATTCAGTTCGATTGAAAACTTCATCAAAGGTGTAAAAACCATAATAAAATGGATGCCTTACACCTATAAAGATAGAGATTGGGACTATAATTTCATTTACGAAATGCTCCAAAGAAAAATTCAATTTACTCGTGATCATATAGTTAAAAACAATCGTCACACAGGAGTTGAAGCTTCAAATTATTGGATGACAGTTGTTCTTAATTTGATTGACGCAGTTAAAAATGAAGAATATTCG